CGGGTGAGGACGCGGGCCTTGAGGCTCGCTACAGCACCACGTCGGTGGGCGGCAAGCGTGCCGTGCAGGCCTTGGCGGCGGCCATCGCAGCCCAGGTCGAGCGTGACCAGAGCAAGCCGGTGCCGGTTGTGGTTCTGAAGAAAGAGCACTACCAGCACAAGTCCTATGGCCGCATCTACACGCCGGTCTTTGAGATCGTCGATTGGGTGTCCATGGATGGCGAGGGTCCGTCAGCACCGGAGGGCGATGAGCCCCCACCGGCCGCTTCGGCTCGTCGGCGACGCGTTGCGTAAGGGAGCGGGGGTCGGCAACGGCCCCCGATTCTTTGATGGCAATACTTTGGATCGACTTTGAAACCCGTAGCCGGTGCGACCTGCCGTCAGCCGGTGCGTACAACTATGCGCAGGACTTGAGCACCGAGGTGCTTTGCATGTCCTACGCGTTCGATGACGGCGAGGTGGCAACGTGGTTGCCTAAGTACCCGTTCCCCGAGCGCGTGGCCAACTTCAAGGGCCAGATACGCGCACACAACGCTGCGTTTGAGCGGCTTATCTTTTGGTATGTGTGTCAGATCAACTTCGACTTGACACAGTTTTACTGCACGGCCGCACAGGCACGGGCCAACTGTCTGCCTGGCAGCCTTGAGGACATCGGCCGTGCGCTCTCGTCTAAGATGAAAAAGGACCATCGCGGCTCGCAGTTGATCCGTCAACTCTCCATCCCTCGCGCGGACGGCACATTCAACAACGACCCTGCGCTGATGGCCGAGATGATCGCCTACTGCGAGCAGGACGTGCGTACCATGCGCGAGATCAGCAAGGCCATGCGCGACCTGTCAGACACCGAGCTTGCCGACTACCATGTCAACGAGCGGATCAACGACGCGGGCGTTAGGGTAGACGTGCCGCTCTGCGAGGCCGCCGTGCGCTACGCCGAGGACGAACTGCAAGAGATCGAGAAGATCGTCGCCGAGGTCACGCACGGCGTCATTACGAGCGTCCGTTCGCCCAAGATGCGCGAGTGGGTGTTGGAGCGCGTCGGCCCCGAGGCTAAGAAGCTGATGACCGTCTACAAGGACGGCGCGAAGAAGTACAGCATCGACAAGACCGTGCGGGCCAACTTGCTCGCCATGGACAACGCCGACGAGGTGCCGCCCGATGTGGCCGATGTCGTGCAGTGTGCGGACGACCTATGGGCCTCGTCGGTTGCTAAGTTCAACCGCTTGAAGCAACTTGCCGATGTCGAGGACGCCCGCGTGCGCGGTGCGTTTATCTTTGCAGGCGGCAGCGCCACAGGCCGCGCGTCGAGCTACGGCGCGCAAGTCCACAACTTTACCCGCAAGTGCCACAAAGAGCCCGAGGCCGTACGCCAGGCGCTTGTGCGTGGGCATGCGATCGTTCCGCGATACGGAATCCGCGTGACAGACGTGCTCAAGTCCATGCTACGCCCGGCGTTGATCCCGGCCAAAGGTAACGCGTTCGTCGTGGCCGACTGGGCGGCGATCGAAGCCCGTGCGACCGCGTGGCTCTCAGCCGACCCGCTTGCCGAGCCCGTCCTTGAAATCTTCCGCACTGGCGGTGACATCTACAAGCGTGAAGCCGCTGGCATCTACGGCGTCGGGCCCACCGAGGTCAACGACGAGCAGCGCCAGATCGGCAAGGTCGCCATCCTAAGCCTTGGCTTTGCCGGCGGCGTCGGTGCGTTCAGCGCCATGGGCCGTGCGTATGGCGTCAACATGAGCGAGGCCGAGGCGCAACGTATTGTTGACCGCTGGCGTCGCGCAAACCCGTGGGCGGTGCGCTACTGGCAAAGATTAGAAGATGCCTACACCCGCGCCATGCGAAATGTCAACACTGAATTCAAAGCTGGCCGCGTGGCGTACATGTACGACGGTCAGCATTTATGGTACGCCCTGCCCTCGGGCCGCGTGCTATGTTATCCGTTCGCCCGTCTGGAGTCGGACGGCGTGAGTTATCTCAAAGCTGCTTGGAAACCCGCGCAAGATGCGACCGAATGGCCGCGTGCGCGACTGTGGAAAGGCTTGGCTTGCGAGAACATCACACAGGCTACCGCCAATGATTTGCTGCGGCACAGTCTGCGTGAGTTAGACCGTCAAGGATTACGTACTGTGCTGCACGTTCACGACGAAATCGTTATCGAATGTGTTAACGAGGCCGCCGAGGTCGTTGCAGAACTTTTGAATACGGTAATGTGTACGGCACCTGATTGGGCCGTGGGGTTTCCGCTCAAGGCCGAGGTCAAGGTCATGGAGCGGTATGGCAAGGGCTAAAAAAAGCCCGGCGGGTTAGGCCGGGCTAATAGGGGACTGGAGAAGTCACATGATGAGATTCGCCGATTATCTTAACAGCATCGCCCCAGAAGGGGAAGTTATCCTGTTCGTCCGTCAGAAGCCGCTCATGCGTAACGGCGAGCAGCTTGCACATAACGACGGCACGCTCAAGTACACCTGGCCGCCGGCCTTGTTTGACCGTTACCAGCGCCGTCCGCAAGGCGCGTGGTACGCCAACACCGGCTGCTTCATCGTCGATCGCATGGCCGATGGCCTCTCGGCCTCTGCGGCCAACTGCGAGCGCGTCGCGTTCATGGTGCTCGATGATGTCGGCACCAAGTCCAAGGTGCCGCCGCTGGAGCCGACGTGGAAGATGGAGACGAGCCCCGGCAACTATCAGTGGGGCTACACGTTCGGCCTTGATGATCAGCCGACTAAGGGCGAGTTCAGCGCGGCGATCAAGGCGATCGCTGAAGCCGGTTACACCGACCCCGGCGCGATCAACCCGGTGCGCAACTTCCGCATCGAGGGCAGCATCAACCTAAAGGAAGGGCGCCACAACTTCGCCTCCATCCTGACCGAGTTCCACCCTGAGCGCGAGTACACACTGGCCCATATTTGTCAAGCGTTGGGCGTCACGCCTGGCCCTGTTGATACGGCGTATATACGCGGCGTATACCTTGAGGACGATGGCCTCGACACGGTGCTAGAGTGGGTCCGCGAGCGCGGGTTGCTGCTCGATAAGGCCAACGGCGAGGGCTGGTACGGCGTAGTGTGTCCTAACCACGCGGCGCACACGACGGGCGACCCCGGCGGGCGGTACAATCCCGTATCCCGTAGCTACACCTGCTTCCACGGTCACTGTGGTGACTGGAACAGCGAGAAGTTTTTGCGATGGGTTGAGGCCGAGGGCGGCCCCAAGACGGGTTACGGTCTGCGCGATGACCTGCTCGCAAAGAAGATGGAGGCCGCGTTGAGTAAAATTACGCCCACAACTGAGTTCCCCGACGAAGCCGCCAAGGTGATCGAGGAGGTCGAGCGCCGCGAGCTCGGGCGCGTCGAGCGATCGCAATGGTACGAACGCTTTGCCTACATCCAAGACGATGACAGTTACTTCGACATGATCGACCGCCGCGAGATCAGCCGGCAGACGTTTAATGCGCTGTTCCGTCACATCCCGTGCCGCAGCATCCGCTCAAACCGTAACATCGAAGCCTCCATCTGTTTTGACGAGAACCGTCAGGCGATGGGCGCTCACTCGTTGGTCGGTGTCACGTTCGCCGCCGGCGAGTCGATCCTCGTCTCACGTAACGGCCTCGTCTACGGCAACCGCTGGCGCGACGCGCGGCCGACCGCCGCCGAGGGCGACGTATCCATCTGGCTACAGCACGCCGAGCGCATGATCCCCGACCCTATCGAGCGCGAGCATGTGCTTAACGTGATGGCCTACAAGCGCCAGCACCCCGAAAAGAAAATCAACCATGCTGTCCTGCACGCTGGCCGCCCTGGTAGTGGCAAGGACACGCTCTGGGCGCCGTTCCTGTGGTCGATCGGTGGCAACACGCACGTCAACGTGGCGATCGTCAAGAACGAGGAATTAAATTCGCAGTGGGGCTACGCGCTCGAATCTGAAGTGATCGTGATCAACGAGCTCAGACAAGCTGAGGCCAAAGATCGCCGGGCGCTTGAGAATAGTCTGAAGCCCGTGATCGCCGCGCCGCCTGAACTACTGTCGGTCAACCGTAAGGGCATGCATCCGTACGACGCGCTTAATCGTGTGTTCGTACTGTCGTTCTCAAACGAGCGCGCGGCCATCAGCCTACCGCGAGACGATCGCCGCTGGTTCGTCGTATGGTCTGAGGCCGAGCGCATGCGCCCCGAGGACGCCGAGCACATCTGGGCGTGGTACAAGTCCGGCGGGTTTGAATCCGTCGCCGCGTGGCTCGATGCCCGCGACGTGTCAGCCTTCAACCCTGGCGCCGCGCCGCCGATGACTGAGGCTAAAATGATTATGATCGAGTCGGCCATGAGTACGGCCGAGTCGTTCCTAGTTGAAATGATCCGCACGCGGCAGGGTGACTTTGCCAAGGGCGTGATCGCCTCGCCGTTCTATGCGATCTGTGATCGGCTGCAAGGGCTCGCGCCCACGGGCGTTAAGGTCGTACCGCCTGCGCTCATGCACGCGCTACGCGAGGCTGAGTGGGTCGATTGTGGGCGCTTGCACTCGCGCGAGTGGCCGACACGTAAGCATGTGTTCTGTCACCCGCAGTTTGCGAGCCTCACGAAGTCGGAGCTCCGGCACATGGCCGAAGACAAGGCGCCTGCGTTGTCAGTCGTCAAGTAGCCAGTCAACGAGGATCGCGGCGCCGATAGTCAAGAGTAAGTACGTCACGTTTATTGGCCTTTAATTGATTGTAACGGGCGGTAGTGGCTTGCAAGGCGGTCGGCGCCTTGTAGCGCCGCCCCTTGCCTTGGCGCACGTCCTTGCGCGCCACGTCGATCCAGCGCCACATGCGCCGGACCCACCAGTCAGTGAGTGTTGTCCGCGCCACGGTCTACCCGTTGCAGCGCGCGCCTGGCGATCGCGTGCGCGTCCTCGCACTGATCGCGGCTCATGTTAGCAATGGTGTGTAGCGCCGCCTCGTAGTGCAGGAGCTTGTATACGGCCTCGGTGTAGAGCTTGACCACGCGGCCGTAGTCATCGCGCGTTAGGTTGTCGCTCATCGCTCCACCTCTCGCACCAAGCGATCAATGAACCACAGCGCCTTGCGGTACTCCTCAGCCCGTGCGGCGTCGTGGTCGCCGTGCTTATGGCCGACGCGTGAGAGGTACTTGAGCGCCGACAGGCGCAAGTAGCCCTCGAACTCCTCGGGCGTACTCTTAGCCCTCATGTAGTCGATCGTTTCGATCCCTCCGACCTTGTAATGGTCGGGGTTGGTCGCGTCGGGCGTACTGTCAGCCTCGGCGTGCGTACTGTCGCTCCCATAAGGCCATGCGTTGTACTCAGCCATTACCGCGTCGAGCTCCTCTTTAGTCAGCCTACATGTGCGCTCTAAGCGACTCTCGGGCGCTCGGTACATGGTCTCAGGGTCTATAGGCGGCTTACTCTCAAATGGATCAGCCGGCCGGCCCATGTCACGTTGGAACGCGTCCCACTCATCGAACGTCATGCGTATGTCCATAGTTATGGTCCTCACCAGTAGTCACCACCCCAACGCCGCCGGCTGCACGCCCAGTTAGGCGGCGGCACGCGGCGCCACTCGTCACGCCGTGCGGCGTCCATGCGACGCAACACGGTGCGCAGCCACGCGAACCAACGGCTCACGCTACGCCCTCCGGTAGCTCGATCGCCTTGCAGCCCAAGGCCAGCGCCACGATCGCGTCAGCTTGACTCTGAGTCATGCGTAGCGCGTCCTCGACACGCTCGACCGGGCGTGATGTGCCCGTATAGGCGCCCTCAGCATCACGGTCAAGTGTTAGATAGCGGCCCTCGTACTCAGGGCCGCCGATGGTGTATTGGATGACCCAACGCTTGTCGCTCATCGCAGCACCTCCCACGCGTTGTCCTTGCGCTCGGCGAGCTTGAAGTTAGCGATGGGCCAACGGCGCAGCAGCTTAGACGCTGGCCACGCTAGCAGGACGGTACCGGCGTCGTGCCTCCAGCAGCCCTCCTCCGTCGCGCCCGCGTCTGTGTAGTAAAACGCGCGGCGCATGCCGGTGAGGTTGCCGGCTGTGGTGCCTAGCACCACAGGATCGAGCGCGAGCGTACACGCGTCGGTCGTGAGGATCGTCTTGCCCTTGGGCTCACCTTTAACGGCCGCCGTAGCGAACGTATCGGCGTGTGCGGCCGTGGTGAGTGTAGCGGCCAGCACGGCCGTGATGATTGCAGTTTTCATAGTCTATTGTCTCCAGTTGGTTGGTTAGTTGTCTCATCTTCATCGTCAAAAGGATAGGCAGGATCGCGGGGGTCTATCCACCCCCGCCGGCGCTTTGGTTGTTGGCCGATGTCATCCAACGCCGCCTCGATTTCGGCGGCGTGGCGGCGTAGACCTTCATCCATGTAACGCTCGATAGCGTCGCGGTAGTCGCTCATGCGGCCACCTCGCCCACGTACGGCGCGACGTGGAATTGGTCGCGCGTTGGCATGGTGTCAAGGTGCCCGGCGTCTACGGCCCACTGGCACTCGCGCAAGTGTTCGGCCAATGCGGCCTCAGCCTCGCCGGCGCTGTCGAATACTTCCGGTTCGCCGTCGAGCTCCCAGACGTTTTCGTAATGGTGGCCGCACAGGGTTAGGACTACGTATCGTTGGCTGTCCATGTTAGCGGTACCAGTAGGTCGCGCCGTTAATTGCGATGGACGTATAGTCCAAACGGATATTGCTAGCAGTTGAATCCCACGCGATGACGACGTAGTGGGGGAAATCCTTAGGGATAACCCCAAGATCGTCTAGCATGTCTTGAACGTACCGCGTGAAATACTTACCGCGAATCAACGTCACGGGGTACCAATCGCCGCGCCATTGTTCATCGCCACCATAGCCCTTGAGTTCGTCGAGGATGGCCTCTAGCGCGATCCGTTCGCGGTTGGCTTCAGCTTGCTCCTCCAGCGTCCATATGTTGTCTTCGGGTGCGGTGTCGATCACGCTTTCCAAGTCTTCAACGCGAGCGATGATGTCGCGGACGTCGATGATGTCAGCGGCAAGGTCGAGTGTGGTTGTAGTCGTCATGGTTGTGGACTCCAGTTTAGTTGATTGTACGATTAAAGTTTACAGTAGGTTGTCAGTCATTCGCAAGGCGAAAGATGACAGCGCAGAGCGCCGCACTTGCGCCGACGGCCCACACTTGCATGTGGAGCTCGACGGCAACGAACGGCACGGCGAGTAGGCAGGGGAGAGCGATAGCGGCGAGGGCGTGGGAGTAGCGAGTCATGTCATGTGCTCCTATTAGGCGATGAGGGCGGCGATAGCGCGGCCGAAAATGTAGGCGACAGGCGCCGTGAGGGCGATAAAGAAAAGGGCGTCGGCGATTAGGTTTTTCATGTTGGCGGCTCCAGGTACGTTGTCGATGGAGCAATTAAAAGAGCTTCGCGCCACGTTGTCAAACAATTTCTTACAAATAGTAAAATGCGACCATTCTGCGGACAGCGGCAAGGTGTGGGCAATGTGGGTAATGGTGTGGGTAATCAAACGCGGACAAATTGCCCACGCGCAAGTGACTAGAAAAATAGGCGTAAACAGGTGTTGTGGGTAATGTGGGTAATGCTTTTTATTTAACAGTATAAAAATTATATGTACTGTATAGGCGTACAGTATATAATCTGTAAACCATAACTGTAGAGACTTTGCCGACTTTGTGGGCAATGCCCACATTGCCCACATTGCCCACAAATGCCCACGCCCGCATG